GAAGCCTCGATGTTCGGGTGACGACCGTCGACATCAAAGATATCAGTTCTCCTGCTTGAGAACTTCCGTCCGAAATCGACGAAGCAATGGAGATGAATACCTCCATCCTGGTGTATTTCTCGGCCGACGATGCACTCAGCTCCCAGTCCAGAAAGGTGGCCCATAACCCGGAATCCATCGAGATCCCCGCACTGAGCATAGGTGAGGAGGGCATAACGAGCTTGGAAGCGGAAAGGCATCTGACTCTCAGAGGCTCCAGGCAAAACTAATATTATAGCCTGGAGCCGGAGCCACCTCTGTGTATAAGTACACCCCTCCCCAAGCACGGACTGCGCGATTTAAAAATGCCGCAATCTCCACCAACGCCACCCAAAACGCCACCACGTCATGGCGTACCGACGCAAGTATGGTTCGTACAAGGCAAAAAGGCGAACCGGTCGTTCAACCCGCCGCTACGCCGCGAAGACGCGACGCTACACGAGAACAAAGAAAACATACCGCCCAATGACAAGGAAGAGAATCCTCAACGCGACAAGTCGGAAGAAGAAAAACGTAATGTTGAGCTGGAGCAATACGACCCCAACCGGCGCTAGTCAGACCACCCAGGTGTCCCCTGCACTTGTGGCTGGCAATGCAACAGCCCGCTTTCTCTGGTGCCCAACCGCTATGGATTTCACTAGCGGAGTCGACAACGGCGGAACCGTCCAACAAGAAGCTCAGCGTACAGCCACCACATGTTTCATGCGTGGCTTGTCCGAAAACATCCGTGTACAAACCTCATCCGGACTACCCTGGTTTCACCGTCGCATCTGTTTCACTGTCAAGGGTGTCAGCCCTTTCGTCATTCGCGCTAACGCGGACACGTCACCACCTCCCAATCCGGCCACCCCGTATTTGGATACCACCGCAGGCATGCAGCGCCTCTGGCTGAACATGACCATCAACAACATGCAGAACACAATCAACGAGCGTGAATCCGTTCTATTCATGGGCGCAAACGGCGTCGACTGGAACGACATCCTTACCGCCAAAGTGGATACGAGGCGTGTTTCACTTAAATTTGACAAGACCTGGACCCTGCGTAGCGGCAACGCTAACGGAACCGTATACGAGCGCAAACTTTGGCACCCAATGAATCACAATCTGGTGTATGGTGATGACCAAAGCGGCGTTGGAGAGGTCACCGACTATCTCAGCACGGACTCAAAGGCAGGGATGGGAGACTATTACGTATATGATATCATCACACCGGGACAGGGAGGCTCAGCAGCCGACCTTGCATTGCTACAGAGTACATCTACTCTGTATTGGCACGAAAAATAGTGATCTCCTCCATAATCTCAATGAAAGTGCAATTCTTCTCCAACCATGACACGTCACCTGCCTCCATGCCAAGTCTCGGGTCGTCATTAGCGATCCAAATGCTTGGCTTCTTCCACGGAATGAGCTTGGGCTCCCGATATAGCCGCTTGACTGTGACATGCGGTTGAGCCCCCAACCATTCTTTGAACGCGGGAAAAAATTTCATCCCGCCTCTGATGTCATCGAACACAGCGTACTTGACGTCATCGTTTGACGCTTTGATCAGCTCATCTCCTGAAGCCATTCCCATGGTGTAGACGTGCTTGCCCAATGACCTTGCCCATGTGGTCTTTCCTGTGCGGGAAGGACCGAACAACACCAAAGACATACATCTGCCTAAAACAATTAGCATGATTCCTCGCAGGGCACGTCTCTGCACCATCAGGAGGGGTGTAGGGGCCCCCCTGTGGGGCTAGACTGACCAACCCAGCACTACCTCATATCAAGAGGAGCCGAGCCTTAGCGAGGTGACGGACGTACCTAAAAGTGGGACTCCAGAGCTGATGCCAGATTGCTCGCACCACGCATTTCGACCATCAACATCTCCATCAACAAACGTGATTCCTCGGTCGTGTTCATACTCGGGAGATACCTCGGCAAATCTCCAGTCGGCGTATTTGGCCAGCTGCCCGTAATTGCACGCAGCAGCCTTGGGATCCAAGTGGTGAACCAATTCCCAAAAATGTTCTCGATCACGTGCATTCGTGATCTCAGACCAGACAGCCCAATCCTTCTTAACTCGTTCTGCGCGAGGCTCATCGGGTCGTTCGAGCCCCCCACAAATGACGTCACCATCCTTGATCGCATAATCGTAGCCTCGCCAAGGAGTTCCAAGAGAAGCCTCGATGTTCGGGTGACGACCGTCGACATCAAAGATATCAGTTCTTCTGCTTGTGAACTTCCGTCCGAAATCGACGAAGCAATGGAGATGAAGACCTCCATCCTCGTGTACTTCTCTGCCGACGATGCACTCAGCTCCCAATCCAGAAAGGTGGTCCATAACCCGGAATCCATCGAGATCCCCGCACTGAGCGTAGGTGAGGAGAGCATAGCGAGCTTGAAAGCGAAAAGGCATCTGACTCTCAGAGGTTCCAGGCGAAACTAATATTATAGCCTGGAACCGGAGCCACCTCTGGGTATAAGTACCCCTCCCCCAAGCACGGACTGCGCGATTTAAAAATGCCGCAATCTCCACCGACCCCACCCAAAACGCCACCTAGTCATGGCGTACCGACGCAAGTCTGGTTCGTACAAGGGAAGAAAGCGAACCGGGCGTTTCACGCGACGCTCCGCCGCGAAGAAGCGAACCTATCGGAGAACAAAGAGAACATCCCGCCCGATGTCCAAGAAACGCATACTCAACGCGACAAGCCGCAAGAAACGGAACGTGATGCTAAGTTGGAGTAATACGAGCGCCACCGGCGCTAGTCAGGTCACCGCCCCGTCCCCTGCATTAGTGGCTGGCAACTCCACTGCGCGATTTCTCTGGTTGGCCACAGCACAGGACCTCATCTCACAAGGTGGAGTCGGTGGAACCGTCGGCCAAGAAGCTCAACGCACTGCGACCACCTGTTACATGCGCGGCCTCTCCGAGAATATCCGAGTCCAAACCTCATCCGGGTTGCCTTGGTTTCACCGCCGCATATGCTTCACCGCCAAAGGCGAAATCCCCTTCCGAAACAAGGCCGGAGCCGACACGTCACCAACACCCAATCCGGTAACTCCATATGTGGATACCTCGACCGGCATGCAACGGTTGTGGCTTAACATGACGATCAACAACATGCAGAATACGATAAACGAGCGAGAGTCTGTTATTTTTAAAGGATCCAATGGCGTTGACTGGAACGACATTCTCACCGCGCCCCTCGACACCACCCGCATCACCGTCAAATTTGATCACACGTGGACCCTCCGTAGCGGCAACGCTAACGGAACTGTATACGAGCGCAAACTTTGGCATCCAATGAACCATAATCTCGTGTACGGTGATGACCAAAGCGGTATCGGCGAAGATACTGATTACATGAGTACAACCGCCAAGCCCGGAATGGGCGATTATTATGTGTACGACATAGTCACACCAGGACAAGGTGGAACAGCCGCCGATCTCGCATTGCTACAGAGTACATCTACTCTGTATTGGCACGAAAAATAGTGATCTCCTCCATAATCTCAATGAAAGTGCAATTCTTTTCCAACCATGACACGTCACCTGCCTCCATGCCAAGTCTCGGGTCGTCATTAGCGATCCAAATGCTTGGCTTCTTCCACGGAATGAGCTTGGGCTCCCGATATAGCCGCTTGACTGTGACATGCGGTTGAGCCCCCAACCATTCTTTGAACGCGGGAAAAAATTTCATCCCGCCTCTGATGTCATCGAACACAGCGTACTTGACGTCATCGTTAGACGCTTTGATCAGCTCATCTCCTGAAGCCATTCCCATGGTGTAGACGTGCTTGCCCAATGACCTTGCCCATGTGGTCTTTCCTGTGCGGGAAGGACCGAACAACACCAAAGACATACATCTGCCTAAAACAATTAGCATGATTCCTCGCAGGGCACGTCTCTGCACCATCAGGAGGGGTGTAGGGGCCCCCCTGTGGGGCTAGACTGACCAACCCAGCACTACCTCATATCAAGAGGAGCCGAGCCTTAGCGAGGTGACGGACGTACCTAAAAGTGGGACTCCAGAGCTGATGCCAGATTGCTCGCACCACGCATTTCGACCATCAACATCTCCATCAACAAACGTGATTCCTCGGTCGTGTTCATACTCGGGAGATACCTCGGCAAATCTCCAGTCGGCGTATTTGGCCAGCTGCCCGTAATTGCACGCAGCAGCCTTGGGATCCAAGTGGTGAACCAATTCCCAAAAATGTTCTCGATCACGTGCATTCGTGATCTCAGACCAGACAGCCCAATCCTTCTTAACTCGTTCTGCGCGAGGCTCATCGGGTCGTTCGAGCCCCCCACAAATGACGTCACCATCCTTGATCGCATAATCGTAGCCTCGCCAAGGAGTTCCAAGAGAAGCCTCGATGTTCGGGTGACGACCGTCGACATCAAAGATATCAGTTCTTCTGCTTGTGAACTTCCGTCCGAAATCGACGAAGCAATGGAGATGAAGACCTCCATCCTCGTGTACTTCTCTGCCGACGATGCACTCAGCTCCCAATCCAGAAAGGTGGTCCATAACCCGGAATCCATCGAGATCCCCGCACTGAGCGTAGGTGAGGAGAGCATAGCGAGCTTGAAAGCGAAAAGGCATCTGACTCTCAGAGGTTCCAGGCGAAACTAATATTATAGCCTGGAACCGGAGCCACCTCTGGGTATAAGTACCCCTCCCCCAAGCACGGACTGCGCGATTTAAAAATGCCGCAATCTCCACCGACCCCACCCAAAACGCCACCTAGTCATGGCGTACCGACGCAAGTCTGGTTCGTACAAGGGAAGAAAGCGAACCGGGCGTTTCACGCGACGCTCCGCCGCGAAGAAGCGAACCTATCGGAGAACAAAGAGAACATCCCGCCCGATGTCCAAGAAACGCATACTCAACGCGACAAGCCGCAAGAAACGGAACGTGATGCTAAGTTGGAGTAATACGAGCGCCACCGGCGCTAGTCAGGTCACCGCCCCGTCCCCTGCATTAGTGGCTGGCAACTCCACTGCGCGATTTCTCTGGTTGGCCACAGCACAGGACCTCATCTCACAAGGTGGAGTCGGTGGAACCGTCGGCCAAGAAGCTCAACGCACTGCGACCACCTGTTACATGCGCGGCCTCTCCGAGAATATCCGAGTCCAAACCTCATCCGGGTTGCCTTGGTTTCACCGCCGCATATGCTTCACCGCC